TTAGCGGTCCAGGATCGATACATAGTTGCCATTTTTGGTGGAGCTGCTCTTGCCCGCATTTTTCTTCTTTTTCCCTTTGTCCTCCATTCCGAAATCTGCGTCAACTGTGGTGCTTGTTCCCCCGTCTTCCGCAAAGTCCCAAACATGGGTGACAGACTTCGCAATCCAGGTCTGGTCGGCGTCAGGATCGACGCCAGAGGGCTGGATCGGGCTTTCAGCCCTGATCAGAGGGTTCCCGATCATATTCAGCGTCAATTCACCCTCACCGGCGCGCAGTTCCTTCACCTTGGCCTCACCATTTGAACGGGCTTCGGCCTCACTTTGAAAGACCTCTCGAAGGGTCATCGAAGGCCCTTCACCGCCCGTTTCAAGAGTGAGCTTTTGAATGGTGCCAGCCGCCCGATCTTGCCAGCGGGAAATCACCTTTGAGAATTTCGCGCGCGGTTTGAGCCGAACCGTAAAACCCTCGTCTGCATTCAGGTGTTGTGGAAGGATGATAACAGGCGGTAAATCCTTGCCCGATGCCGTCTTGCCCGATCCCCTTTCTGTGATGAGAAGGAAGCCATCCTTGAAGGTAGTGACGGCCCCAACCTTGCGCCCCAACCTGGTCAAAAAGTTCTGGTCGCTTTCTTCGGTCTGGGCCACATAACCGATCGGATGATTTTTCAACGTCTCGGCCATCGAAAGCTTGAGCCCGTGATCTTTGGCGACCTGATCTGCAATACCACCAAAGGTGCCCTCCCAGGCGCGCGTCTTCGGCTCTTTCAGCGTCTTGCTGTGATCCGCAGCTTTGGCCGTGAATGTCACCTCTCGATCAAACCCGATCCGCTCGCTTTCTTCATAGAAAAACGTGCCGATATAGAAGGGTGCGCCCCACTCCAGATAGCCGAGGGAAAGCTGAAACTCATCGCTCTGGGCCGGGGCATTGATGCGGGGGGCATCCATGCACTTAATGACCAGCTCATCGCTCTCAAATCCTGCCCCATCGGTGACCTCAATCGAGAGGACTTTGGTGGGGTGGAATGGAAGCCCATTCAGCAGCAGTTCGAAGATTGGTGTCCTGGCGTTGGAGAGATCAGTCATAGAGCGCAACTCCGCGCACAGGCTCATTGACCTGTGTTTCATCCAGATCCGGAAGCGTGATCTTCAGTCCGGCAGGCAGAACGAGCGGATGGACTGCAAGGCCGCGATTGGCCTCATAGATCGCCTCGGTTGTTCCGCGATGACGGCCATAATGCTCGAAGGCAATTGCATCGACCATATCGCCCTCTTTGGTGGTGTAGGTTTTGGGCATGTTGTTACCCTCCTTTCGTTCGGCTCATGCGGATGGACTTCACTTTGTCGACTGTGTAAGGCTCGGCGCCAGAAATCAGCTATTTGAGACAAAGACTATGATCACTGGAAACCTCATTATCGCTTCCTTTCTGACCAGCATTGTTTTGGCCGCAATCGGGGCCCGTCTTGCTGGAGCGGAACCATGGAAGGGTGCGGCGTTGGGCGTTGCCTATGTCGCCGCGACCCTGTTAATCAGCCTTTTCACAACCAGCTTCCTTTTGGCGATGATCGCCGGGCTTGTCGCCGTTGGTATCGTCGCCGGGCCGCTGGGTGTCTTGAGCAAGCAGTCCATGAACATTGCGCTTGGATGTATTATCGGTCAGTGGGCTCCTATTTTGTTTGTTGCAGGGTGATGCGCGAGCCAGCATCGCCGCGTGTTTCAGCCGCCCAGTTCAGCTCGTAGAATGCGGTACGCATGCGCCGCAGCCAGAGAGACCACTCCGTTACCGGCTGCTGCGGATCGGTCCAACCCGAAGGCCAGCCCATCATCCAGTCCGTGAAGGCAGGGTTTAAGCTCAGGGGATCGGTTGAGTACTTCTCCCCATTCAGCAAGATCACCCGGAACCGGTGGGAAGAGCGGAACGGTTGCGGCTGCCAGCCCGCGGCCGCCATCAGTTCCCACATCAGCGTCCAGGCGCTCGCTGCATTCTTGATCCCCACTTGAGTGCCCGTTTGGTTCTGATCCGTCTTGAACTGGATCCCCACAGGGCTGCCCACGATGCAGGCCCGATTGCCCGATCCCTTGAAGGTCGGCGTGGGCCAGAATGAAGAGCCTCTCGCGGGTATGCGACCCGCCGACTTCCGCCGCTGATACGACGCGCGCTGCAACCCGATAGCCCATTCCCTGAAGATCTCGGCAGACGTCTTGGAGGCCAAGGGTGAGATGGCCGGGGACATTTTCAAAGAAAAGCCATTCCGGGCGGATCTCATCCGCGATCCGCGCGACTTCCGGCCATAGGTGGCGCGGGTCGTCTTCGCCCTTGCGCAACCCTGAGAGCGTGAACGGTTGGCAGGGATAACCGGCAGTGAGGATATGAATTCGGCCGCGCCACGGTCGGCCATCGAAGGTTTTGAGATCGTCCCATAGAAGTGCTGGTGCCAGGGACGTGTCCGCCATCCGCGCCACGAGAGTGGCCGCGGCGAAACTGTTTCGCTCGACATAACACACAGTTCGATATCCGGGTTCTGCAATGTGCAATCCAAGATCAAGTCCTGCGACACCGGCACAAAGGCTGATGCCGCGAATTTCGTCATGTCGGTTGGTGGGATGAACAGCCACATTGGGGCTCCTTTCCTGCACGCTCGCGGCGTTCTGGATTGGGGCTCTGTGATGGCCTCAGAATGTTGATGGAACGGCATCGGGGGCACTTGATTGACAGGGTGCCCGAAAGCCCGCCGATTTCCATCTTGAATAACAGTCTCGCACAGTTTGTGCATCGGATTTCCTCTTGCCTCATTTAGGCGACTCACCTCATGTTGCCGCGGCCCTGATCAGGGTGGGAGCGACCATAAGGTTATGCTGGTCGGTGGGGGCTAGTTTGGCGACTTTCCCCATGTTGCAAGGCGCGCCAACGCCCTGTGACCTCCCCGCGCCAGGTATCACCAGCGCGGGGAATTCTCTTATTCCTGCGATAGCAACGCATCCATGATCGCCAGACGCTCCAAGCGGTCCATTTTCCGGAACTTCTCAGACCAACGTGCCTTCTTTCGTCTGATGCGCTCGCGGTCGCGATAGTTCTCTCCAAGGTGGCTGTAATCGTGCAACTCAGCTGGCGGTCTAAAGTTCATCCAAAGGCATTCTGTGACCTGCCCACGGCGCGTATTGGCCTGGTAGTCAACTCGATGGAAATGGCCCAAGGCGTCGTCATAGAGAGGTGAGCGATAGCCGGAGATCATCACCATGCATCGGGCTTCGGTTAGGATGCTCAATAGTTGCTGATGATCCTCATCTGACATTTCGAAGTCATAGAGTTCACCGCCTTTTCGGGTACCCATCACATAGGGCGGATCGGCATAGATCAGGGTGTCGGGTTGGTCGATCAAAACCGATTCTGCCAACACCCGTTTCATCGAGGGCAGCAGCTCCAGTGCATCATCTTGAAATAGGCGATATTCACAGCTCTTCGATCCAGCCAGATCCAAGCAAAGGCTGATAGCAGCCTCGCTACGATCAATGCCGATATTGGTTTCAGCCGGGCGCTTGTTGCGCAGAACCGCACCGGATCCAAGGAAGGCTTCGATATAAGCCTTGTGCGGAGGCATGTGGTTGATGATCCGTTGATAGATGCCCATGCCATTTTTGCCGCCGGGATAGGTCATCGCGGATCCCCCACCGCCAGTCCTGACGATTTCGGCCGACCGGCACCACCCGTCCGCGTGATGGGTGATTCAAGCATCGTCAAACCCGACATTACCGATCGAGCAACGCCAGGACAGACGCTGCCCGAATCTGATATCGCCATATGAGGAGGTGCTGCAGCCATCACATCACCCCAACGATATTCCAAAGATGGAAAGACGGCTGGGCACACGGGCCAGAACGATTTGGGTGGTGATCTTCTGAAAGGTGCCATTTGGCAGCATGTGGGTCTTCGTCGCTTTCAGATCTTCGATCTCATAGAACCCATAGAAATGCAGCGATCGCGAGACAAGCGGCATGCGCCAATGCCACCTCATTGCCCGGCGCATCAACTCGATCTGTGCGGGGCCACCGGGTGACAACACCTCTTTGTAGATCACGGCATCTAGTGTGATGGTGCGTTGTCCAGGACCAAGGTGCTGGCGGATTGGCGCAGAATACGCCGGCTCTTTCACCGCGACACGTGGTGCCTCTTGATCGTCAAGTTGTTCGATCGCCTGTGTGTCCAGGGCAATACGGAAAGGGCCAAGTCGAAAGCTCATGAGATCACTCCGTTATCGCGCCGTCATCGAGGCGGCGGCGAATGGCTCGTTCGGCTTGAGCCCCGATTTCTTTCCCGGCATCAGCCGCGATCCGTTTGTTACTGGCCTGCTGTTCACGGGTGATGTGGATCGGCATCGCGACCTGCACTTTAACGTCCAGATTGGATTGACTTTCGAAAGTGCTTTCGACGGTCACATTGGGCTGGGAGCTGTCATAGCCGCGCAGTGGTGGTCGGGGTGAAGCAGTTGGTGCGGCTCTCCCTTGGTTCACAGCTTTTGGGATCGGATTGAGAAGCCCTTTTAATTCTTCACGCAGCCCCGCCAGTTCTACTTTCAATGGCTGACGTAGTGTTTCTGAAAGCGGGCCGTTGTTGATATTTGAAATCTGTGTCTCAAGACGGTTGATTTCAGATAGGAGCTCATTTTCATATTGTAGCTTTTCGTGAGCCGATAATGGCGTGGGCGCCTTAGTCGGTTCGGGAGTTGATTTCATGTCACCGACCCGCGCCATAGGATCAAGGCCCAGCTTCCCTCGTAGCCAGTTTTGCCCATTAATCAGATGAGAAATGCCGGGCATCTTGAGGAAGAAATCTTCCATCGACTGTGCATTTTTCGCCTGCCAATCCGAACGTTCCTCCGGGTCTTTGGGGATGAGAGAAAGGTTTGTATAGGCCATGAATGAAGCCCCAGCGGCACTCCATTTCAGACCCGACAAGCGACGTTGCATCGCTGTAGATTTCAGGCTGACATGTCGCTCCAGCCCTGTGATCTCTTTTGATGCACCAATCCTAAAGGCTTTGAACCGTGCGAGCGGCAAAGCGAACGATGGCAATAGTGCAGCGGTCCATTTTAATGGTAGAACCATGGACGAAAGCGCCAGCTTTTTACCCGCCAATGCCGCCCAAGGAATGACTGGGATCAGCTTAGCGGTCCATTTCAGTGGCGTGATTGCCCATTTCAGCGGAGAACCGACCAGCACCTTTGCAGCGCGACCGGATTTCAGAAAACCACTCAATGCCCATTTTGCAGCGCGTGTCCCTCGGGCGAAGATCGCCATGTTCTTTCCGGCTTTGTCGAACTTGAAAAACAGCCCAGCCGTGCGCAGCACTCCGCCGCTCAGAACGGCATAGCCTAACCCCACAGCACGGGTGGCAATGCTGAAGGCCAAAAGTGCTGCTGTGCCCTGGACGATTGTCGCCGTCAGCTCCGGATTGGCGTTTGTCCAGGTAATCAGCCCCTCAACGCCAAAGCGCGCTTCCCGCATGAGATCGGTCACAACGGGCAGAAGAGAACCGGATGCGCCGGTCAAGGAAGAGAGGCTATTTGCCAGTTGCCGGGCTTCCTCTTTGAAGCCCTTCATCACCTTCTCATAATCCTTGTCGATCACGCCGTCGGCGCCGAGGGCTTCACCTTTGATCCGCTGATATTCCTTCATGTTCGGGATCAGCGCGCGCAGGAAGTCGAGCACTTGTTTATCGGCAAAGAGCTGCCCCATTTTGAAGGCATCGCCGCCGGTCATTTTCTCAATGACAAAGAGCATGTGTTCCAGGGGATCAGAGCCGCGCTTGATCGCGATCTGCATCTCCTTTTCCACATCCACACCAAATTTCCGGAATTTCTTCACGGTATCAGGCGCGGTGATCTTGCCCAGGAAGTTGGTCATATTGGTAGCGGCCTGATCTTCAGAGCCCGCCGATTTCATGGCGATCTGAAGCGCGGCTGCAAGCGAGGCCACGGCATCGATGCCTTCCATCTGCAAGGATTTTGCGCCGGCTGTGATCTCAGGGAACTTGCGGGCCATGGCGCCAAGTTCAAATGAGCCCTCTTTGCCGGATTTCGCCATCACATCAAAGGCTTTGCCAAGAAGCCCCGGAACCACGCCGAGGTTGTCCATCACAGAGAAACCAGAGTTTGCCATCTCATCCATGGCAGATTTGGTCGCCTTTGCAGATCTGCCAGTGGAGCGCATGCCGGCAAGGGCGTCATCCAGCGCCATACCTTTGCCGACATAGGCTTCCAGCCCATCGAGGAGCTGAAGCTTGGATTGCCCGGTTTCCTTGCGCAGCGCGTTGAGCTCGACACGCAATTGGGCAATCCGCTCTTCACCGATTTCGGCAAGGTTGGCGAAATCAATGAGACGCTCTTGGAAATTGCCCTCCTGGATGACCGGCGCACCGATCATCACGGCCATGCCGGCAGCGCCGATCATGCGTTGGCGGGCTTGGGTGATCCGGGTCTCGCTGCGCGACAGAGCCTTTTCCAGCTCATCACTGGTGAACCCAGTTCGGATTTTCTTGCCTAGATCCCGGCGCAGATCTTGTGCCGATCGCGACACTTTGCGCATCGCAGCGCGCACTTTGTCAGACGGTCCGGTCCAACCGTCCATGAGACGGAAGAGCATCGAAAATGTGAGATCATTCCCGCCCATATTTCCTCTCGATCTGCGCCTCGTTCCACTCGACCTCAGCGTGCCAGGCTAATAGGTCATCCCAGTATGAGTTCAGAAGCTCTTCCTTGCCCCATTTGAACGCATAAGCGATCCGCCCAATCAGTCGTCGCCAGGGGAAGATTTGTCTTGGGCTTGCTCCTCGGCTGCCGCTTCCATCCGCGCCTGAAGCATCGCTTCCATATCCGCGCGAATGCTCTCCAGAGCGTTGCGCATCTTCACCGGCAAAAAATCGAGGACCGTTGCCTCCAGCTTGTCGTGATCGTCCTGGTCGAGGTGGTCGATCACCTCCTGTGGCTGGTCGGTAAATGCTTCCATGAGTGGCCCAAACTGGAACCCATGCTCTTCAAGCTTTGCCTGCACCTCAGCAACCTCGCCGCCCGTGAGGCGGCGCACAGTAATTGCCACCAGAGGCTCCCCATCGATCTGAAGCGGGTAGTCCAGATCAATGGACTTGAAGCGGGGTTTGTCGCTCTCGGCAAATTCAATCTTGGGGGTGCTGGTTTTCTCAGTCATGTTTCGCATTCCTTCATCAAAAAGCGCCCATGACAGGCGCTTGGAAACTGGTTGCGGGGGCAGGACTTGAACCTGCGACCTCCAGCTTATGAGGCTGACGAGCTACCGCTGCTCTACCCCGCAAGGATCAATCAGAGGCCGAGGCCGCTGCGGATTGAGCCCCACACATCAACCCCATCGACGATGCCAACGAAGTTCTGGATATCGACGTGGTGGATCACTTCGCCGTTGATCGTGTGCTTGTAGTAGGGGATTGAGTTGATCTTATAGTCATCCTTGGGGATCGACTGTGCCTCCCAACCGCCATTATTGGCATTCAACCGGCCCGTGATGTTGATCACCTCATCATCCTGATCGCCGTTAAATTCATCGATATTGACTGACCGAAACGTGATGCGACTGAATACGCCCGGCACCAGCCCCGTGCGCTTCATCAAGACTTTCTGCCGGGAGTTCAGCTTGATCCCGGCTTCCATCTTCTGGAAGCCCAGCGGGACTTCGAACCCCATGATCAGGCCGCCGGCCTTGGTTTCTTCAAGCACGTCCTGAATGTTCGGAACCGTGACACCTTCGCATTCGGTGTGTGTCGAGTACCCATCGACGAAGGCATTAAACTTGCGCTGAATATGCGGCATTGGTTGCTCCTGAGATTTCTCGTTGGGCCTGCGGATCAGGACAGGCGGGCGACTTCGGCGACGGCCTCTTTCGCGAGTTCGGCGTAGTAGCCGGTGTTGCGGTTGAACTGGAAGATCAGGCGTTGCAGCGGTGCCGGTGCTTCAGCGTCATAAGAGACAAAAAGATCACCGTTCAGCCATGTCTCTTTCGTGTTCAGCTTGGGATCAATCCAAACGTCACCACCAAGGGTCCAGCCCCGGCCACGCAGGATGCGTTGGAACCCGTTTACGGTTTCGGCGATATCGACCAAAAGCTGGGTTGAGAACGGTTTGTCACGGAACGTTTTATGCGCACGTTCGATGCTGTCCATGGTGATGTCGTGGGTGCGCATCACCGGGAAGAACTTGTTCAGCGGTTCGGTCCAGCAGGTCTCGTTACCCCACAGGCGGTAGCCACCGTCATTGATGATCGTCGCAATTTGATTGCGGGTCAGGTAGTCGGCTTCGGTGTCAGGATCGCCATCATAGTATTCAATTGGGCGCGCCGTTCCGGTGATACCATAAAATGCATGATTGGACGGCGAGTGGTTCACGCCGAATTCCTTGTCCACGCGCAGAGTGATACCTGCAACCGAAGCCGAAGCTGGCTTAACCAGCGTCTGGCCGTTCACATAGACCTTCACGCCTGGGTCAATCATGTAGATCCGACTTGACCCCCAATCCTCGCGATACTCAAACGCGGCTTCCTTGGTGGTATTGGGGCCATCGGCCAAGATCATACCGCGCCGCTTTTCTGCGATACCACGGAACTCAGCCACGGTCGGATTGGCGCTGCCATCGACGCGCTGCGAGGTGAAGCCCGGTGCCAAATACAGACGCGGGGTAAGACCCAATTCAGATTGGCCGTGCTTCAGGGCGTGAATGCCGGTCATGGCACCAGCCGAACCGATCACATTTGCCAGGGTGGCGTTGAAGTCCACACCTTCTTCGACACGAACAGCTACCGCCTTCATACCGGTGCCTTCTTTGGTGACCTGGCGAATGATATCCGGACCCGTACCGGTTTCGCCCATGCCTTCCAGCAACTCACTGCCTCCGATCAGGGCCAGCGGCTCATCCATGGGAAACTTGGCGTTATCGGCATCGGGTGCCGTGAAAACAAAACCGAGGGTGGACGTTTCGGAAATATCAACCGGGCGTCCACCCTTCAGGTTTTCAATCGTCGTGATGCCCTTGTGGATAGACACGGTCATGCGGAACTCCATAGCTCTTGTTGGAGCCATGGATCGCATGCCCGCCCGGCGTGGGCATTGGTAGCAATGCTACCAAAGGTGGATTTAGATCTTGGGAGAGTGCTTTATCCCTACACCGGCACAGATGTAAGCAGCAAGACTTCTCTAGTGCGGAACCGAGAGAACCTCATCCAGGGAAGCATATTGCTCTCGGTATTTGAAAGAACCAAACTGCCCGCCGATGCGTACGGCGAGATAAAAGATGATGGCTACCACAATGGCTGGATAGCACTTCAATAGCCATAGATCGCCCACTTGCGTAACGGCATCCTTCAGCATGGCCAGCAGGAACTTGTCGTCACAGCGGCGGCGGTCATAGCGATCACCGCCCACCGCATAGCCGAAATCATGGTGACGCCAGCTTGCGGTTTGAAAGAACCAGGACGCGGCCCCGGTGATGAGCTGGCGCATCCAGTCCGGCATCCAGTAGGGGCCAACGCCATTGCCGAACTGGGCCTGTTCTTCCGGGGTCAGGGAGTGAAACGAAGGGCGCATGTTATCCTGCTATCACCGGCCAGTGAGCATCGTCGGCAAAATTGGCGGGGATCGGATCGCGGGCGGTCAGAACGTTTGACGCCGCGCGGATCGATTCAATCAGCGCATAGCCTGCAATGATGGCCTCGCGCTTTTGCTGGTCCGCGTCGCTCAGTTTGCCCCCCGCGTCCAGCGTGATCTGGGCGTTGATCATGAAGCTGGTGTAATTTTGCTGCCTCACCATTGCATCTTCCTGCGCGCTGACGCCCAGAACCAGCCAGATCCGGCGGCGGGCCTCGTTGTTCACGTCGGTGATCGTTGGCGGCGCAGACGCAATAATATCGGCCGCCGCAACATCCGTGACCACCCGCCAGCTCGCGCCTTCTGGCGTTATTGCGGCGGCCACATCCTCAAGGGTTTGATCCGCCCCGAGGACAACATCCGCAACAGATATCGATCCGTCAGCACGTTCGATCAAAATTCGTTTGCCCATTAGCCAAATACTCCTATGTTAATGACCCCAGCGTCTTCCTTGCTCCCATCGCGATCGTTGGTGACGATAACGCGAAAAGAGCTGGTTGTGAAAAGACGCGCCGCAGCAAAACAGGCAGTACTATTCGAGTCATTGTCATGCCGCGCACCTGCCAGCGCCATGTAATTGCTATTCGGCAGCTCAGTGGCAAATCTCACATCATAGATGCCCGCTGCGACCCGTACGATAGACGACACGTTGGATGAAGCGTTGATTGTCACGCCGTTCATGCCATTCCAGCGCGCCCACGCCATGAGCTGGCCATGCGGAGCGGTCAAAGCCGTTACCTCAGCCTCAGATGTCACCAGGGGATACCAAGCACCCCAAACACCGCCATTCTTTTCCCGGCGCATCGCCTTGGTGTCGGCGCTGCTATCACCCGTAAACTGGTGTGCAGTGACCGTAATCCATTTGTCATCATGGGCTACAGCAGTTCCCAACCACCAATCAGTTCCTGGTGAATTGGCGGCGTTATACCCCTTAAAGCCACCACATTCAGAAATGTCATCCCAATCAGTGATCAGCTGAGCGTAAGGCCCCAACCGGGCAGGCAAGCGCGCGTCAGGCACCGTGCCGGCGTTCAGATTGGATGCGTCGCGATAATAGGAGCCATGCTGGCCGCTCAATTTGTCGGCATTCGCCGCCGTTTCAGTGACCCCCAGCTTGCCCGCAATCTGGGCCACCAGCGCCGCCAGTTCGTTGTCGTTGTCACCAATGGCCACCGCCAGCTCGTTCAGCGTATCCAGCGCCGCCGGTGCCCCGTCGATCAATTGGTTGATCCGCGTGTCGATGTCACCCGTGATATCCAGATTTGCTATGTTGGCCTCAACACTCTCAACGCGTTGCTTCAGATAGTTGGTCCGAGCAAGCAGGTATAGCGCATGAAGGTTCCACAACCCTTGTTTGGTCGTGGGATCCCAGAGCCCACCGGATTGAGGCCAGCCGTCCATAATCATTGGAATTCCAGGCCACGTCTCATCGACAGTTTCGGGCAAAAGCTCAAAGTTTTCAGGCATTCAGATCTCCAATATTAAAGGTTGAACCAACCCAGACTGTTTCAGTCCCGACAGACCACGGTTCGCCTACTGCATAGTTGACACGATCAACCATGACCCGAGTGAGGTCACAAAAAAGAGGAGCGACCGCTTCGATTATGCCAGCCAGATATCTTAACTGGTCAGGCGTGATTTCTTGTCGAACGATTACCCAAAACTCATTCCAGCTCTGAGGGCCGCCAACACTCTGTTCGGGACCAGCAACAACCCAATCCGCGCCAACCAGTGCAGATTTTCCTTCAACAACGACTGCATCACCGTAACCTGCATATTTCAGAGCAAGTTTGAGACCCTTTCGAGTGCCCATCCAAAGATGCAGTTCACGTGAATTGCGCAGCATGGCACGTTGAAGATCTTCGGGCCATTGTGGATCAAAGAAGTTGGCCGAATAGGCATGCGCCAGGAACGGCAGCGCTTCGACCGGACAAGTGTCCGCATTCCAGAGTGTTTCCAGGACCGTGGGGAAATCAAACACAGCCCGAACGCAGCGCTCCATTGCGCGCTCAAAGCGGGTACTGGATTTGGAGATGGCGGACTGATCAAAGGGCATAACCACCATCCGTCAACGTAATACCCGAGCAATAGGCCGCCTGGTGATCCGAACAGACGATATCAGCAACCGGTGCTGCAATGATTGCGTTCTGGACGCGCGGATCCGCGAGTGCACCCTGGATACCGTGAAGGGTGATATCACGGCCAAGGGCATGCTGTTTTACCGTGAAGGTTTCAAGGCTTGCCCGGCAATCGGCAAGAGCGGTGGCCCGATCCGTGCCAGGATAAAAGCGCAGCTCGGCCTCGATTGTGTATTCCGGCACCTCGGCTGAAACAGTTTCCAAAGACGAGCACAGCGGAATGCGCTCTTCGACATAGGCGTGGATTTGCGCCAGGAGCTCGCCCGTAGGAATGCCGCTGCCCGTCTGGGCAAGAATGTAGATCCGGCACAGCCCGTCATTATTGACTTTGATTGGCTTCACGCCCTTTACATCATTTGGGGCCGCATCGATAGCATGGGCGACATACATGCCTTCCGGCCCAGCCGTGGACAGTTTCTCCTGTGCGAGAATGGCCCGGCCTTTCAGATTGTCGTCGCTTTCTCCATCAACTCTGACGACCCCAAGGTTAAATGCAAAGTTATCTGTCCCCGTCCCCCAGGAATGCGCCAAAGTGTTCTGCCGCGCGTCGTCATTGGCTTTGGCCTTTGCGCGAACACTTTCCGACGCAAGAAGCCGAAATTGGTTGTAGAGCGGTTCGGTTTTGATTTCGAGCTCTTCAGCCGCTTCGGGAAACTCTTCTAGAAAGATGCTTTTCAGCCGTTCAAATTCATCATCAATTGACAGGATCTCGACGGTCTCTGGAAAGTGAAACTTGCTGATATCAACTGCGGAATACTCGCTCATATCACAGCCCCATAAATTCGTTGCTGGCCGGTTTTGACCTCGACTAGGTTAAGCGAGATCTCGGCATGTCCGTTTTCGTCAAAATGCGCAGTCTCGATACCCGTAAGCTCGACGCGCGGTTCGTATTTGTCGATCGCGGTTGCCAGCGACACGCAGTAATCCAGGAGTGTGTCGGCATCGGACGGACGGTCCTGAAGGTCCGGAATATCCGTTCCATCATCCCGCTCCTCGATGCGGGTTTTCCGGCGCATCTTCACAAGAGCGTCCAGAGACTGGACGATATGATCCCACCCCGAAAGCCGCCGCCCCGTATGCCGACACATCCCAGCCATGGCTTATGCCTTGGCAGGCTTTGCCGATGCCGGTTTGGCGTCAGTCTTTTTCTTTTTCAGAGTGTGGGGCTCGTAATACTTGGCCTCATCTTGGGTCAGGTCGATTTCGTCACCTTCTTCTTTCAGGTGCGGTCCCCACCAGGTTTGCACTTGGAACACGTATGTGTGCTTCACCAGTTTGGGATCGGTTTTGGTTTTCGCCTTATCCGCCATTTGAGTTCTCCTTAAACAGGCGTTCCGGTTTGGACGGGGCCAGACAAGACCCCGGAATGTTTGTGTGTGTCGCCAATGTCAGTACCGTTATGGGCGACCTTACCGCCATTGATGGCAAGCCCGGCTCCGGTGATCGAAAGTGTGACGCCCCCCACAGTGAGCGTGACACCACCGCCGATCACTTCCACCGCAACGTCGCCGAGACTGAAGGCCAGAGCATCGCCATTGGCTGACGGCGGGGCATTCTCATCTGTAAAGCCACCATGCACGGCCAGAGAGTTGCCGTTGATTTCACCGCCAGGCGAAAGCACGGTCATGAGTTCACCCACGCTGGGTGGGTTCCATGTCTTGCGGGCACCGGCGCGCTCGGTCCAGGGGATCCATGGCGTAGAGAACGAGCTGCCATTGTCACCCAAATCAACTTTCACCCGCTGATTAGCGGCATCAACCTCAATCACCTTGCCAGAGCGAACCACATTCGCCTGTTTGCGCTGAAGCTCAGCGATAGATCCCACGATCCGGGCGATCTGTGTTGCAAGATCCGCCATCACATACCCTCCGGAAGCTGGGTGATATCAATGTCAGTGTTGAGCACGGTTCCTTCAGAGATCACCGCTGCAGGATCGTCAAAATCAGCGAGGCCCTGACTTTTCCCAAGGCGCATGGTCTGCGTCCAGGACACTGAAAAGAGTGCAAGCCCGGTATCATCCACCTCGCCGGTATAAAGCACATCGATGCGCTGGTTTGTGGGGTCCCCAACGGGCATGTCATCCACGAAGCGGTTCATCTCGATCCGCTCGGCCACAGCTTGTACAAGATCGATGCCTTCCAGATCCCGATCGCGCCCCTCGGTCATAATAAATACTGCAAATGCACCATTAAACTGCCGGGTGCTGTCTGCTTTTGCCTGTGTCTTCGGTGCACCAAGGAAGGCAACGCGAAGCGCAGGGGTTTTGAAACTCTGCCGCGCGATCTCCGACGCATTGAACTTGCCCGGGGTAATCTCAAGATCACGGACCGCATCGAGCTCGGGTGCCTTGGCAAGATCCGCCTTGATGGCCTTTAGAAAATCCGAGATCTTCATTGCAGGAGCTCCTGGACAAAGTCCGTGACCACGCCTTCAATCTCCGCCGCGTTGTCGGGGCTGACCCCGATGTAAGGCCGGGCTGGAATGGTTACGCTCTTTGCATAGATCGCCTTATTACCTGCCATGAAGCGCAGAAACTTGGCCTTCTTCGGCTTGATGACCCCGCCAAAGTGATGGATGGCCGCGTAGATCAACGGTGATCCCACCTTGATCTCACCAGCCCCCACCACATAGTCGATGCTGTCATGCAGTGCGCCGGTTTCATAAAGCGGGGCAGAAGCTTTGCGATTATGCGGCCACAACTCACCATTGGGCCCGATCTTTTCCGATCGCAGGCGGCGGCGGGTTTGAAGTTGCATGAGGCGACCAATGATCTCCAGGAGCTCAAAGCGATCCCAGCCGGCCACGCGTTCTACTGCGCGTGTGGCCGCACTCAGGCCATTGAGCTGCATATCCATGGCGAGATCAGCCATCAGGAACGCCCCCGGCCAAATCGGCGCGGCCGCGCGATGAAATCCGCACCCGATGCAGCGCCACTGGTGGACCCTTCCACCACCGCACGCGGTTCATCCACCCCAAGTCCAACAACGCCTTTACTGATCTTGGTCAAAAGTGAAATCGCCTGTTCATACCGGGTTTCAATGGCATTGGTCAGCCGGGCATGGGTGTTCGCCAGGATATAAGCAGCGATATCGATGCAGGGGCGGCGCAGGGCTTTGGGTGATCCAGCCAGCGGCAGGTCATATTGCTTGGAGAGATAGCTATCAATCTCAGCCGAGGCATCTTCCAATGCCTGGTCAACAGTCTCTTCCGGGCTGTCAACATCCACGGGCGTGATATCCGAGAGAAACTCGGCGCCGTAGATTTTCACAATGTCAGCACGGGTCGCGTAGGGCATGGATCACCTGTGTGAAAAAGAAGGCCGCCCCGCCGCTGCAGCCTTCCTACTGATCGCGCCTGTCGGCGGGCGCGGCTGGTATTCAGTCTTCGTCTGCGAGGGTCACGCGCAGAAAGCGATCTGCTTTGATGGCTTTCATCTGCTCTTCGCTCAGATCATCCTCGTAGACATTCTTGCCTTCAAACGGCCAACGAATATCGGCACGGCGGTGCCCGCCTTCATGCACACTCGAAATCGACAGGAGCAGACCCTTTTTCTCGTTCTCGGGTGCGTCTTGGTCTTTCGGGGGCTCCGGAGCTTTCTTGTTCGCGTTGCCCTTGGATTGGGTTTGGGACTTCGTCGCCATCTCAGTTCTCCTAGTGGTCGGTTGTTGAAGCGGGCCCCGAATGCGCAAGAGGCCCGCTCTGACAACCGGCCAGCTTACGCAGCAAGCCAGGGGGTCATCATCACTTCGGCTTTGCCGTAGTTCTTGTTGTCTTTGCCGTTATCCAGGCGCTTGACCTTCACAATCTCGTCCGCGTCATCTTCCAGCTCCGGCGGAACCACCAGAAGGTTCGGAATGATATTCAGCGGACGCCCGGTATCATCCTTCAGGCTCGCCATGGCGGCACGCGCAGCCTTGAAGTTTTCAGCGGTCAGCGGTGCCTTGGACGCGAAGGCCAGTTGCCAGAAGGAATACCCAGCTTCACCACGCGATTTGGCACCGAACAGGATTTCATCATTCAAGAAGGTGTGTGCCGACTTTGAAGGGTCATCGTGTGACACCAGCTCGGGATCTTCCCGGTTCTGGTAGATGATCGGCAGGACCGCTTGGGACGTGCAAAGCAGATACCAAGCCGGGCCAGCACCATCCTGGAAGTTGGAAACCGAGACCTCTTCACCATCCACCAAAACCGGGTGATCGGTGTCGAAGAAATTCTGACCATCGAAACACCGGGCGACAAAACCCTTCTTCAGGGCAGAAAACACCAGTTCGTCAGGGTGGTTCGCGGCGTTTTTGCCGAGACCTTTGAAAGCGATCTTGTAGGTGCCAAGTTTTCCGTCGGCGATCGCGTCACGATCAACAGCGACAGTGCCTTCAAACTTGCGGTTCTTGATGGTGTAGGCGTTTTCGGTCAGGCGATGGATGAACCGTTCGCCGATCCATTCGCGCATGCCAGGAATGGCACCCAACCATTCATAGGTTTCCATACTGGTGGTCGAAGTCACCTCTTCGGCGATCTTCTTCCAGGTGGGTTCAATGGCGTCAAAAGCGTTTTGGAAGGTCGCTTTGAAGCCGGTGGTGGCAGCGGCAATGGCCGCGTGGGAGACAGAGGTGTGACGTTTAACGGGCATAGTTGTGTCCTTGATTGGGAAGTTGGGTTAGGCGGTCAGGATCAGAATTCGATCCAGACCTGTCCGCCTTCGACTTCGCGCAGCGTGCCGGCCACAGAGCGAGTGCCACCACCATCGGTCTTTGCCACGGTTTCGTCGTCGACCAGATAGCAAGGCTTGCCAACATCTGCGTTGGTCAGCTCGTCAGCGCCGGCGGAATTCAGATAGCGGAAGTTGCCACGGCGGACCTTGACTTGGGTGTCACCTGCGGCTTCATCCACGCTGTGTTCTGCGCGACCAACCGTGACCAGGCCAACTGCCGCATGGCCTTTCTTTGCCAGCCCGGCATCCAGGCACGCGATTGCGCCTTTGTTGATTTTAGCGCCGGGAGCCAGCGCATAGCTGAGAAATTCGCCGGCGCGGTGGAGCGTGTTGCGTTCACCAGTGGTGGGCATATTCAAATCCTTCCTTCAGATAAGGGAGCGCAGGGTTAGCTTGCCGCTTCGTCGGCGGCGCGCTGTTTCAGGTAATCCTCTTCGGAGATCCCGAGTTGGGCACAGGTTTCACGCTCAAGCTCGGTCAGCTTGCTGGTGCCTTTGCCAAGATCGCCATCATCGAGGTCAGACGGGGCCACAACCTTCGGCAGGGTGGCGCAGAGGGCTTTGACCTCTTCGAATCCTTCATCGCCGGATTTGGCGATTTTGACATAGTGGGCCTTCGAGGCCGGGGCGATCTTGCCCGCTTCGACCGCACCGTCGATCAGTGCTTCCACCTCTTCGTCGCGCTTTTCTGCCTGCGCCGAGGCCAGTTCACCTTCGGCCTTTTCTGCGCGGGCCATTGCCTGATCATAGTCAGCACGGGGCATGTAGTCTTTCGAAGACGGGACGGTTTGGGCGGCTTTGGCCGAGGCGAGCTCGGTGTCCTTTGTTTTGATCGCGTCAAGGATCTGAGCCTCGGTCGCGTCATCATTCAGGCCAAGCGCGGCGGCAATGGCTTTCAGCATTTTGGGATCTCCATCTGGGGTTTGCGCCCGGGCAAGGGCTTTCATTTGAAACGCAGGGCGATTGACCAGAGCAACGGCATCCAGAATGCCCACTTCTTTGGTTTTCTTGTGGGCGCGGAATTCCGGGCTCACAAAACGCCATTCACGTTCGGCAATCTGTTTGGCAGCACGGATCGTCCAGGCGACCTTTGCCCAAACCTGCCCATCACGCACTTCAAGCTCTTCGATCCAACCTGCCGCCGTCTGGTCCCCGTTATCATCGGGCGCGTAAGACGACAGATGGTCATAATCCACCATGATCGGCTTCGCCTTTGACACATCTTGGGCCGCAACGAAGGCATCCGGGTCGGACATTTTCCACGCCCGGCCATCCACTGCGTTCAGCTCCGGGCCTGACGGAAAAATCTGGATCCAGTCCGGAGCTTCCGGGGTGGCGGCATCGTCCAGCTCAAATGCCAGGGCACGTTCCAGAAAACAGGAGGCGCCCAGCTCGGCGCTGGCAAGATGCGAGATCAAATCGGGGGTTGCTTGGTGCGTATTCATGGATCATGAAATGACCCATCTCCCAAATCCGCACATTGGTAGCGTTGCTACCAAAAGCGAGGTTTTCACGGCGGCGTCGATGATTGTGGATTTTCTACCTTCATCAAACATAAAAGGATCGTTTTTGAAAGCCTTTTGAAAGCGTTTGAAGGGGGGGAAAGGGGTTTTCGGTATGGTGGGGCCACTTTGAAGGCTCAGAGCGCCCAGCGGCTATATTTTGAAATGGCCCCCAATTTGCTGGAGTGATTGAATTCTGCCCTCTGAATTGCTATCTGTGTCTTGAGGCTGACCAATCGCGTGAGCGGGTATATTCCCGAGGAGGAGTTCGCGTCCTCCCAGCCTCTATCTCACATCTCAATCAAACGATCCCCACCCATCCGCTCAATTGCGATGCGGCGAAAGCTTTTCAGAAAGATCGCCTCACCCGACGTGGTCTTGCGGATCACGATGTGCCACCCTTTGCCTTCAATCACACCCTGAATGACCACATCCCGCTCGGCAGTCTGTTCCTGGTAAAGTGTGCCCTCTTCGATGAGCTGTTGCACCAGGTGGTAATCGGGGGCGTCAAACTGCTGGGCACCCGATTTGCTCACCCGTTTCTTGATCTGCTTATGGGCATCGGCGTTTGAGAACATCACAATGCGTGTCTTGGCGCCCAGATCTTTGACCAGGTTCTCAGGCAGAACCGCCACTGGCAACGCCATTCGCCCACGCTCTAAATTTGCCGGGGATCGATCGGCGGCACCGGCATACGGAAGATCACCACCTGCAAGAGCGCGAAACGGACGAGCCCCCACCAGATCCTTCACCGCCACATTGCGCGATACTGAAGGAAGCGCATCAAGCCGATCAGTGAGAAATTGGTGTACATTGGCAGCCCGCGTGACACCCGGATTGGTGTGCCAACCGGGATCAATCCCTTTTGGCACGTCGATCCGTTCCCCGGTGCGCTTGTTTGTCCAGGGCCGTGTGACAATCTGGGGACCACTAGCGGCAGGATCATAGCCAAGTCGCTCCGCTTCGCGGCGCGAGACCTGACGAACCCGGCATTTGCACAGCCAGCCATTGGGCGGGTAATGCGTCTGCCAAAACGGATCATCAACTGGCAGGATTATTCCAACCCATGCCATGTGCTCGGGGCGCTTCTTCTCAGCCACTGACAATTCATAGACCAGGAATGGAAGGCCACGTTTGGTGCGTTGGATCCGTTCCCATTCACCCGCTGCGCGCGCTGTATTCACATTGGCCCAATAGATAGTGCGCAGCCGGCGCAGCGATCCGAGCTGCGCATAGGTGATCGTGCTGGTGATCGGATCCTTGACGGCATGTCTGCCCCACCATCCCTTTTTTCGTAGGATCGGCTCCAGCTCGTCAATGAAGTCACCATAGGACTTATAGTTCCGGATCGCATCTTGGGTCGCACCCCGAATATCATCCAGGATATCGAAACCGGCGGACTTCGCGACCGTAAACGAAACGGCATGTTCATGTGGGGCGGTGTCGCGCCAGTCAAAGCTCGGGTGCTGGCCCTTTGCATCGAAATAGCGCGTAACCTCTTCAGGGGCTTCGGTGAAGACGGGATCAGGCATCCAGATCCCCTTCACCCCGCGCGATCATCAGAAGTGGTGCCAGGCGCTCTGCCATGGCCGACATGTCGGGGTTGATCTGGTCAAGAGCTTCTTGGAACTCTTCATAGCTGGACGCGGCGTGGGCCGCTGTCATGATCGAGGCCAGCACAGGTCCAACATCTGCTTCCCAACTCCCGATCGCGTCTGAGATTAACTCGTCTTCATCCGAATGTGCCGATGCTCGATGTGTACCACCGCAGGACGGGCAATTCACGGCATGGGCTCGGGCTGGATCTTGAAGGCTGGTCCCCGGATCTGATTGTGCAGCGGAGGCAATGCGCAAGATCTCTTCACCATCATCTGGCACCCGAAAGCCCAGGCGCTTGCTGACGTCCGCCATGGCTACCCGCAACCCAAGTGGCACCAAGTTTACAACCGCATTGGTAAGTGCTTCAACGTCTTCAGCATCTTCAACGGGGAATGAGAGATCGGGCACAGCCGCACCCCATCCCCAATTGAAGCCCACGAAGGGTTCAATAATATCTCGCTTAATCGTGGCAGCCAATTGTTTCGCATCGGCCTTTTTGATATCGCCGCGCACTTCATCGTGAGTTTCTGATTGTGATTTGCTCGATCCTTCATCTGTTGTCATGGTCTGGCCGATCACAGCCTTGGACGTTTGTTTGTCCAAATAATCTGCCATGGCGCCGAAAGCGGCGTTCCCTGTTCCACCCTTTGCTTCGATGAATTCGACTTCCATTCCCTTCGGAATGATGGCTGCAGCATCAGAGCCGAGATCGCGCACCGCGCGCAGCAACACCCGCTTTTCTTCTGCGCTAGAGCTGTCGTCATATCGCCCCAGGCGAAGCGGCATCCCAAAGACTTCGAGAAAGGCAGCCCAATCCTGAAGCGTAAACGTTTTGAGCATGAAGACCCAAGCCACGACACGGGCAAGACCACCCCTAACCGGAAGGCCGGATTTCAGTTTGGGGCGATGCACGACCCAGCAATGCGGGCGCAGTTCCAACCCGTCTTCATTGTCATCGTCTCGGATCCGCAATTCTTTGCCAGTCTTCTTGTCAAACTGAAAATGGCGCGGATCGCGATGCTCGTACTTGGCTGGTGTCCACAGATCTGCCGTTGTATTCCACAGGATCTGTGCAGCGGAATAACCCTTTGCGATCCCATCTAGGAGATCGTCAACCAGTTCGGAAAACTCCGGGGTCGCCACCAGATCTTCAACCGCATCTGCGATTTCCTGATCTTGTGCGCTTTTGCTGGCCGGAGTGACAATAGCGTCGATACCCGAAACCGCCCGCTTACGCTGCCCTAGAACAGACGCATAATGCGGATCCCGCTCTTCCATTTCTTCAGCCAGCGCAAGAAACTCTTGGTTTTCACCTTCATTGGCAGACTTCAAAAGGCGGGCGAGCTTCACCGGATCGAGACCAGGTGCAACTGCATCCGCCCATGGCGAGCGCACCCCTGTAATGGTCGGCGGAGCCTGCTCCTGCGATAGGGTCGAGACTTTAATCGGGTTGCCCTGGCTGTCCAGGACAGACGAATTCCGCGTGGGTGCCTTAGCCATTGTCTTCGCCTTTCATATATCCGGGCTTCGCTCGGTAACGGCCTTCACCTTCCGGCTCTGCATCCAATTCAGGGCAAACCTGTTGCAATGCGCTATGCACATGTTCGACCGGAAAGAAGCTCTCCTGATCCCCAATTTTGACGACAAGAACAGACAGGGGATCCCGTCCATCATGAATGATTGACCGCACAAACATTGTGGCATCCAAGCGCCCCATTGAGGCCGCAACCTTGGCCTCAATGAACATTGCTCCGAAATCGCCGTGCTCGCTGCCCTTGTCCATTCCAACTTTCATGTTCATCACCTCAATGCAGATCGGGAGAGATTGGTGGACGGCATTCGGCCCAATGGCTGACATCTTGCAGCAAAGCAAAGCCACGGTCCTCATCGTCCCAAATTCGGGGCCCATCATCTCTGGGTGCCTCCCAGATCTCTCCGTAAGCGGCATAACCGCCAAATGCATCTGTGCACCAAAACAGCGCCTTGCCCCCCGGATAGGTATCCATTGATTGCCACTTGACCATCACCAAAGCCCTCCACCGCGCCTGAAATTGTCCTGGTCATCGATCTCGGCGCTCCAGTGACCGTCCCAACTATCGTCATCGTTGCCATTCACGGTGGCGGCCGTCGCTTTTTGATACTCGTATGTGCTGACCGGCTGGCGGCTGGCAAAGAATGCCAGGGAAGCGGCAACCGCGCTGTCGCCGTGGCGATCAAACCCATCCGATCCTTTGAACCGGAAATCTGCCGGAACCCGGATGATCCCGCCCACAAATTGCAGCGCCTGGTGATCCTGAAGAACATCGTCATGCTTCGGCAGAACAATGGAACCGTCACTAAAAGCGGTGATGAAGGGCGGCATCTCAACCCGATACCATTCCTGGCTAAAGCTGACCTCGACGATCTTTTCGCCATATTTCTGCGCGGTCACTTCAGCCAGGTAAGCGCCGTTGCCGGTGCGGTCCATGGCGCCCTTGGCAAATCGTGGAAGCCGATCACAGACATAAAAGAGGATCTGTCGCTGTTGATCGAAAGGCACGTTTCGCAGCTCGACAATCAGCTTGGTGCGGCGCACCAGATCATGCCCGACCTCAAAAATCACAATATCGGTGGCGTCGCCGCTACGCGCAAAGTCCTCTCCCATCACGTGCCGTTTGGTGGGATCTAGTGCCTTCAGGACCGGCAACAGCTCTTTCTTGCACCAATCCATCGCAGCCGACTTTCGAACGCCCTTCAAAGCGTTTTTGAAATCATCTTCACAAGCCCAGCGTTTGAACGGAATGCTCGCTTCCATGCAGGCTTCGATCTGCACGCGGGTGAGAGCTGCGCCCTCGGCCTCCGCCGGGATCGCGTCAAGCTCCTGACGCATGGCAGCGGTGCGGGGCCCATAAGATCCACGGATAAGGGCTTCCCATTCATCCTGGGCTTCCTGTGTCCATTCCCGACCCTTGGTATAGCACACGCGCTTATAGAGACCGTTTTCAACAGCCTTTGAAAATGGGATGTGGTGAACGGAGAACGGGTTCTTTCCCGCCTTCGCTTCCAGGATCAACTCGTTAAAGGCGTTCAGAACGCCGTTATGGGTCGAGATCACCCGAACCTTGCCCCCCCAGATCAGAAGCGCGTTCACGGCATCAATGACGGCCCGCACATCTTTGTGGAACGCCGCCTCATCAATCACCACCACACCTTGAAGGCCGCGAATGTTAGCCGGGTTGGATGACAGGGCCTCAACGCGATAGCCACTGGCAAACTTCACCCGAAAGGCGGAAATGTGCTTTGTGCTGCCGTCCGGTTGTTCGTCCTCAAAAAGGAACTCTTCGATTTCAACGAGCTCTTCCTGGATGACCTTCGCAAAATGCGCCACGTAGCCGATAAATTCGCGGCCTTTGTCCTTGGTGTCGCCGATGTAGAAGACGTTGTCACCACCTGCCGATCGCGCCGATGCAGCGATCAAGGTATCATCCAGTGCCTCGGCAAAAGTGATCCCGGTGCGGCGCCCCTTTTCGGCCAGCTTCAAGTCGCTGTCATCTTCCAGCCACTCAGTCTGGTGGGCCATAAGGATACCTTCGGCCAGCGGGTCCAGATCCTCGGGGATCTCACCGCCACGCACAAAGCTATCAGGAAGCTTGGCCGGATCTCGATCGAGCACCGGCGGCCCTGCGATGACATTGGGATCGTTAGCCGGCTCACTCATGAAAACACCGCCTTTGGCCGGCATATCTTCCAGCCTTGCCGCTGAAGGCCCCGCCAGATCAGCACCCGCTCATCTTCGCTCATCCGTGCAAAAGCTTCTGTCCGACCGGTCTGACGCTTCACCGCAGCGGACACGGCATCATCGCGCGCCTCGCCCTCGGTCCCAAAGACCATGGACTTTCTGCCCTTCGGATCTTTCCAGAGCCAACCGATCGGAAATTCGCCCTTCATCACTTCTTCACCCCCAGCACGTTGCGGCGGATCTCGGCGGCGCGGTCTGCGCTCATACCTTTCTCGGCAGTTACGGCATCAATGGCGCTTTCCACGCCATCTTCAAACTTGGCTTGCATCTCGCGGCGGCGATCGACGGAAATCTTCTGCGAGTTCACCGCGGCCTGAAGCGCGCGGGCCAGTTCCATTGCACCTTTGGGCGTAATCTCAGCGTCACCTTCCATCAATTCGAATATCAGCGTTTTGATGGTCTCGGCGGCGATGATGGTCAGATCATCAGTTTGCCCAGGATCCAGGCGCTCAGTCAGCGCTGCGGTGATCGCCCGCACTTCTTCATGACGGCGCGCCATCGAGGCCAGCCGGATTGAGTGGCGATTGAAGGCCGAAAGAGAAATGGGGCCCAGCTCGAGTTCGGCCAGGCGCGCGTTGAAGTCCTCGTGGATCTCTTTCTGAGTGCGCTCCCGCTCTTTCAGCTCCTGAAATGCCCAGGCAACAATCCCGTCCGCCTCGGGTGGCAGAAGATCAATTGAGGAAAGTCGGCCCCGTCCCGTGCGCCGCGCCATGACGTCAAGCCCTCCGGCGTGAAGGGCTACTGATCCCCTCAATCTTGGCGCGCCGCTCCAGGTGATCTTCGCCTTGCTGGGTGAGCTCAGCCACCAGAACCGAACCCGCCTCAGTCAAGATCACGGCCTGCGCTTCGGTTTCGAGCCAGCGCAGTTGAGTGTGGACATACTCGCGTGACCGGTTGATCGCGAAGCTTTCCAGAACTTTGGTGATCATGGTGGAATTCAACCGACCGGCTTTTTCCTCCGACAATGCGCGCAGGATGATCAGCCGGGCTTCGGCGTTGAAATGGTCGGAATACCCGTCAAAAAGCTGGCTCATTTTGCGGCCCCTTGTGAGAGATTGATCAGATAGGTTTCGATGCGGATCACACCCGCTTGGGTGGCTTTGCCCGTTTCTTCGAGAAGGTTGATCTTCCCAAACATCTCGGCGTGTGCCAGTTCCAGCTTGTGCAGATCATCACGGCTTGGCAGTTTCAGCACGTCTTCTTCGACTTGGCCGACGCGGGCCTTCAATGCCTGCACTTCCGTTGTCAGCTCTCCCAACTGGGTGCTGGACACGACATTCTTGCGCTCGGAAAACAGCCAGCCTTTGTAGCGAAGAACAAAGCCCACCGCCAACACGGCGAAGACAACGAGGGCGCCGACAAGACCACCGTCTTCTAAAATTGCGAGGAGGTGCTTTTCCATGCGAGATACGACCCTGATACTGCACACGCGAGAGCGAGAATTGTGTAATTGAGATTGGCGGTGGTTGAGAGAGAAGTGGCCCAGAAGTTCCAAGCGATGACGCTCCAGGATCCGGCAGCCAGGGCCATAGCAACAAAGCGCAGCTCCATCCGATACCGGCGACGGTTCAGCATTGCGATGATCTGAAGCATCGCAACACCGCCAAAGAAATAGGCCCAGAGCACAGCAGCCACGGCGTCAAATCCGCGATAGGCTTCATTGTGCAAAAGCTCGGGTTGCAGCAAAAGCACCTTTGCCCAGGCAAACAGGTTAAGCATCGAGAAGATCTCAAACAGGCGCACCTCGTCATAAAAGACGAATGCGGCCAGGCGGCGGAGGAGCGGTTTCAAAGCTTCACCGGCCATAGCGACGAGCACTCTGTTCCGCGTGGTTCTGGCATGCCAGACAACGTGTGGCAAAGGGGGCTGCCGCACGGCGCGCGGCGGAGATTTCTTCACCACAGTCGATACATTCGACCGACCCCGTGCCCTCAACAACTGCCCGTGAGCGGTTGGCAAGGCTGTCGCATTCGCGCTGCACAGCGGCTTCTGCGGCTTCAATATGGCACTCATTCATGCGCTCCCCTCACAGGTTTGTTCTGCCACATCCCGGATGGTTTCTTTGGAGTGGGCTTCCGCCAAACTGTTCAACATCAGCGCGGCATCACAACCGCCTGTTGACACATTCAACCCCCAAGCATCGCCATAGGCTGCGGCCAGTAAAAGGGAGGTCTCTACCAGATGGACCTTCGTGGCTTCAGCCCCCTGTCCAAGCTCTTCGGCAATCATGGCCTCAGCTGCGATGTGAAGCTTTGCGGCCATCTCAGAGATCTGGGCTGCGGTCAGCCGTTGCGACAGATCCTTTACGATTTCATCAGCCGTCATGATCAACGCCTTGGTTTAGGAGGTTGAGGGTTTTTCCAATCTTCAAGCGCCGGATTTTCAAATTCATCAAGGACAGCATCAGCCAATGCGGTATCGGTTCCGGTATTGGCCACACCGGGGCTGTCATGGCGCAATTCGCGGATCTGCTTGATATTCTCCAAGACTACAGGAAGCCGTTGGGTAGCCTCAGCAATGGACTTATGGAACTCCTGTGATTTCACCTGGTACCGCCCGCCGAAATAGAAAGACACCACCACCCCGGCAAACCACCAAAGCGGCTGCGGGACCAGGGCAAGCCCCTGCATACGCTCGGCAAACCAAAGCGGATCAATCATTGCCATGGCAAACAGCGTGAAGACTGCAATCACCATCAAGGGGCGCGGCAGGCGGTTCAGACCATCCATGAAGCGATCAAACAAGCCTTTGCGGGCATGCTGGAATTCACCGGCATATTGGGCCAACGCAGCCTGATCATAGTTGGCGGCACGCTGCGCGCCCGCCTCAGTGTTTGCACGAAACACACCAACGGTTTCCGCAACCACATTCCGGCCACCGCCGAAAAGCCCTTTCAGGATATTCAGTTTCATCTCTTTGCTCCTAGCTCGCGCCAAATCACATCAATCTGTAAGGACAGGCGCCAATCAAACGGGACGATCAGGACCACCGGGCAACGCGCGCTTCAAATTGCGCATCCGACATGTGGTAACGGGGGGAAATGAACTCCTCGGCGCGGCGGATCCAACCACCTTTGCCGCCATTTCGACGGCGCGCATATTTGCGAGAGGCCGGGCGGCGATCAGCCAAACGGAAATAGTAGTTGCGGCGCGCAACCCCATAGGCATCCACCAGAGCATTTCCGGCGCGGGCGTACACCCGCTTTGCCGCCGCTGCGGTTTTCGGCCCCAGCGCCCCATCCGCCACAACGGGCTCCTGGAACTCACCCAAGAGGCGCTGAAGGATCCGCACGGCGTTGGAGCCCGCGTTCACCTGCATATCGAAAACCGTGGCTTGCAGCGCCTCCGGTAACAGGTGGATCCGAGGTTTCTGGAAGTAATGCTGGATGAAAATATCAACCGCCTGATCACGCGACAGAAGGCGCACGTCACGCGTATTCACTACGCCGTTGTGATCAAGGTCGATCTTGAGACGGCGCATGGTGTGGATAGTCACACCGTAATTGGTTGCGCCGCCAGGATCGTCGGGATCGTTTACATACCCGCCTTCACGTCCAACGATTTCTTCTGCGATTTCACGAACGGTTTTCATGGCCCACCTTCAAATTGATGAGCCGAAATTACTTTTGGTTGTGAGCGAATAGATTGGTAGCGCCGCTACCAAATCAGTCAAAGAGGTCGGGATGATCCGAGCGCGGGGTCGCGCCCTGCTTCTTTGACTTGCGCCGGAAGACTGTTGTCCGGTGGCTGCCCGTTGCAACGGCGATCTTATCTGCTGATACGCCAGCGGCAATCATTTCGTCAATCTTTCTGCGACGGCGGACCAAATCCATATTGGGACTGCATGGCAAATCAAGAACCACGCCGCCCTTGCCGCCGTAGCCGGTGCGGAAATACGCGCAGATGGTTTCGGCGGCATCACGTCCCACGGCACCCACCAGCCAGTGGTTTTCCTTGGGATGGGCCGGAAGGGAAATGCGACTTCCACCACGGGCATCGGCCATCGCCAGGGCAGCATCCAGCCCCGCCGCCTCGGCGATCTCTGCCAGCAAAGGTGGAAGCCAGGAGAAGCTCACGAATTCATCTCCTCAACTTCGAGACGCCGAACCACTCTACCCAAGGTATTCATGAGGTCCATCCAATTCTCATGGGTGCATTCAGACATCGGAATGCCCGTTTGCTGGAATACCCAATCGTCAAACTTCAGACCGGAGAACGGCGGGTTCACGCCCTGGACAAGCCACCACTGCGCCAGCGTGATCTTGTACCCCGGTAGGCGGGTGTATGCTGGTGCGAGGCGACGATCTGCCCAAGAAACACCCTTGCGCTCCAGCATCTTTTTCAGCGCCTCAATCACTGCCTTTGCATCTTCCGGTTCCCGGATCCAATTGGCGTGGCCGACCTTGGCCTGGCGAACGGCAAAGCGGTTCAGCGATCGATCATCGCGGGATTTGACGAGCCCCATGTTCCAACATGCAATCCAGAGAGCCTGGATCTTTTTGGCATAAGGGCCAGAGATCGGTTTGCGCTTTGACGTGCGGGTTGCGCCCATTGCATCAAGAGCCGCGAGCAATGCTTTGGTCTGTTTCGGGGACAGGCCACGCGTCGAACGCTGGCCCGTGTGCTTCTCAACAAAATCGCGCCAGGCATCATCTTCCTTTAAAGAATGAACCTGTCGACGCTTGGCATGGATGGCTTTGAGGGCGCTCATGACGCCATGCCCTGCTCGCGCCACACAGCCATACGGTTGTTCCGCCAATCAATTGCAAGCGGGACCACATCAGAAATGTCTTCAACATAGATGTATGTGCCGGAGGACATCCCGAAGCCATAGCTGGTGTAGCCATTTGGGTGGAAGTGGACAGGCTTGGGAGTTTGGACTTTTACAACAAACCCATAAAGACCTTTTTGGGCAATCCATTCCAAAAAACCTTCTTCGTCACAGGCCCATTTAGGGGCGCTATTGAACACTGCCATGGTTTTGTGGAGATGGGAGGCGCCTTCGATCGCGTCCAAGATAACTTCTTCAAAGAAGTCATCATTTGAAAAGCCTTCTACCGCACCAGCGAGCCAGACGATTTCATCTAGCCGCAGATTTTCGTCAAAGAGTTTTTGCGCTACACTTGCGAGGTTCATCATACCTTCTCCGCATTTGCAAAAGCGTCCTGGATCGGCACCATGCGCTTGGACATGAGGTGGATCAGACAGGCCATTGCGACGATTTCGGTGTGTGTCACCATTTCGGCACCACGCTTGCCGCGCGCGTCGATCTTGCGCATGGCGCTGGCTGAATGGGCGATCATCTCGGGTTCGGTGAAACGAGCATCAGCCATGACCGGCCCCTTTCTTCCGCAGTTCCAAAGAAAAGCTGATAGAGCCAAGTTCGGGTTTGAAATCGTCGATCACCGGCACCACTTCAAAGCGCGCGTTGATTTTTGCGCCAAGCTCGTAGACCAACGCATCCAGTGTCGCCTCGGAAACCAGCACATCGTTGAGCCCAACCATGGCCTCGCGGACCAAAACTAGCATGTCATCCGAGTTGACCAGGCAGTTGACGTTATGCTGCATCGTCGCCCCCTGACCCATCACTGGACAGATCCTCGGCATTTGCCAAATTGATCTGCATCGATTTGAAGTTAGTGCTGATGTTTTCACGCGTCGAAATGACGACATATTGGCGGGTGTCTTCTACACGCTGGCTGTCTTTCACAGCCTCCATAGCGCGCTCCCAGGTCGGATGATCGATATTCCAGCGGCGCATTGCGTAGAGCGCTGAACGGTTCACCTTGCCCTGTTTGTCCACTTCGAAGGCATAGTTCAGAAGGGCCTGCAATTCATCAGGAACCCCTTCACTCACTTCCTGGACGTATTCATCCACAAGCGCTTTTGCGACCTTCAGCTCGGGGCCGAATTCGATCTTGTCATGGATACTGACCTCAATCTTCAGAAGGCCGTCAAAGGATTTGAAGCTGACATTGCCTCGCCCACCCTCGCGCAGCCCACGCATTTTGATGCCATACTGCTCACCAAGAAGGGCCGTAAGTGCGTTCAGATCGTCATAGGTATGTTCGCGAAAACGAGCGATTTGGCTCATTAGATCAGTCGCAAACTGATGAATATCACGCACGGTTTTATCCACCAAAACGTCTGATGGTTTCATGATGCGGGCCGGCACTTGATGGCCCTTGCCATTGATGTAGTGGGTGATTTCACCCTTGTCGTTCGTGAGGTAGCTCGACATTGAAACTGTCTCCTATTAAGGGTTGTTGGGTCAGCCCGCCTTTGCAGCAGGCATCTCCCCAAATTGCTTCAGAAGCCCACTCATCTGCGTTGCCAGCCCTTTGGTGCGACGCAACTCGTCGTCCGCGGCCAGCAGGTAACGAGCCAGCAGCTCCAGTTCATTTGTGGTCAGCGGGTTCTTGGAGGCGTTGCGGCCAAGAATGCGGCGTGCAATCCCCAGCGGATCTTTGCACTCTTCCGGCTGAAGTACCGGTTGGCCGTCGACAAGCTGGTGGCCGCTGCCGGTGCCCCGGATCTGCACCTCAAGTCGGCTTTTCAGTTCCCCCAGGCGAAGGCGGTATTCAGGATCTTTATCCACCTTGGCCTGCGCCTTGTTGATGAGGTTCGTAACCGTTGCGTGATCACGACCACCCATTCCATGCCCAATGTTACTCAGCGACATATCGGTTAGAGATTTTGCCAACCAGCATGCCTCCGACCGGGCAAGGACAAATTCAGGCAAGCGGGAACTGGACTTAAGATCCAGAAGGGTCACGTCATGCTCACGGCAAATCACTTCCAGGATCTTTTTGTAGGGGCGCCAATAGTTCATCCGACCACTCCCTCACCACGGCGCTCATAGGCAGCGCGTAGGATTTCCGGGGTCAGGCTGACGCCCATGCCATTCGCGATCATTGACGCCGCCTTCAGCGTTTGGATCAGCGAGCCAAGCGCACCCGGCTTTTGGGCAATCTTGGTGCCAACTTTGCGCAGCTCCGGATCCTCGATCCCCCAGGCATTCAGGAAAGTTTCGATATCTTCGGCGTAGGGCTTCATGACCGACAAACGGTTGCCGACACGGCGCGCAATCTGCGCAGACCCTTTGTCTTTGCTGGCATTGGCGTAGGGGGTCTTCTTTTCATCGTTGCCCAGCAAAACCAGACCGCATTTGGACCGGTCATGGAAATGGCGGAGTTCGTTGATCCCGTCTTCGTTGAGATATTGGGCCTCATCGATGATCAGAAGTGCGCTGAACCCGTCGCGTTTCAAGGCTTCGACAATCGCTTTTTTCAATCCGGCTCCGTAACAGGTGTCCAGCCCCAGCAATTCACCGATCTCAATCTTAAGTGTGTGCGGGCTATGGCTCGACGGGCTAAGTTCTAGATGAAACACATGCGGACGAGTGGCAGCGTAATGCTCTGCGGCGCAGGTTTTCCCAAAACCCGATTTGATTGTAGCCACCGCCATCGTGGGCAATGCTTGCGCATAGGTGAAGGTCTCGAAGAGCTCACGGGCCACGCGGGTCTGAACAAACCCCGGATCCACCGGCAGAGCTGACATGGCCTCTGCGGCATCCTCGACACCCGCCAGCCAGTTTTCCATCTTCTGAGTGGTGGTATCATAACGGCCCTTGTAGGTGCCGTCATACCAGCCGGAGAGCGTCCCCATGGCGACACCCGAGCGACGGGCAACCTCAGATTTACTCCAGCCATTTTCGGCAGCGTATTTTGCCACCCGGTGCGTGGCGCTGTTCCAGCGCTCTAACAGATCCCCTTCAACCCCATCAGGGGCACCTTTCGGGACGGGCCAGGCATTCACTTTGCCAGTTTCCATATGCGCATTCATTGCTTGCTCTCCTCAGTGGGTTAGTTCTTGCTGGGGTGATCAAAGATGCTGGACACACCAAGCGAAGCAGCCACGCCACGCCCGAAGGCTTCGCCAACATCTTGATTTGAAAGTTCGCCAGGGGCGGGCATTGAGGTATTCAGCCCCACCACCTTTGGAAGTTCGATCTGGATAGGATCGGGATCCGGGATTTGTGCGGCCACCTGGGCGGCGGTCAAAAGACGGCCTAGCTCCAGGAGCTCGCGCTGCGCCTTCATGAATTGCCGCTTCTTCCGGGCATGCTCGCGGGCCGCTGCAGCATCGTTAAAGCCGACGGCTTCGATGCAGGGCACGCGGTCAATAAACACCCCATCCATGGTGTAGACAAAGAGATCGTCATGCAGGTTCTCAGGATCAAATCGAACCATGAGCTTGCGGCCAGCATGGGCAATCAGCTTTTCGCTCCAATAACGGTTGTCAGCGAGATAGATCTCGCCATTGCCGCGCCGTGCGGCCTTGCCCTCGCCAGCCAACATGCAGAACTGGAGCTGAAGGGCCGAGGCGCGTTGCACCACCACTTCGGGGCGATCCAGGCTTTCCTTGAAGACTTCCGCAAAACTCCGGCCTTTTGCGGTCTGGGTATTGCGATCGGTACGGGTGTTGTGGCGCATGATCTCCTGCGCAACAAACGCGCGGAACTCTTCGATCGGGATAGCGCGTGAGCGGTAGTTCTCGGGCTTGGCGTTGATATTGTTCCCGGTGAACGCACCTTCCAACGCAGGGTGGCGCGAGATCCTGTCGACCATGTCGCGCCAGGCACGTTCAATCGGCTTTGCCTGACCGTGATAGGGCGTGACGTTGTGAACTGTGACGCCAAGTTGGGTGAGCACCCCTTTGGGCTCCTCATCCTTCACCTTGAAGCGAAAACGATGTTTCATACCCCCGGTGATCCACTTCGACATGAAGGCGCGGCCATTGTCAAAATAGACATGCTCAGGAATGCCCCAGCTTTCGATCATGTCCAGGATCGCGAGGCGGGTGGTTTCTTTGTTCTCAGTCCGTGAAATCCGATGGCTCAGCACCATTCCGGAATAAACGTCCTGGAAACCGATCAGGCAGGGGCGGCCAATTGTGCCATCCTCGTATTTGACAAACACGTCGAACACGTGGCCGTCCGCGTTGGTCGCTTCCATCGCATGAAACACGGTTTTGTCGCGCGTCTGGGCCGGGAAAAGCTGCGCCGCTGCGTTCTGACCTTTGCGAGCCATCGTAATCGCCGCCATGCCGATCTCGCTCTCAATCCGGCGCTTGAGCGTCGGTTTGGTTGGGATCGGCCCCCATTCATGGGCCTCTGCCGCTTCCTTCATCCGGGCATAGCAACTTGCGAAGCTGGGTTCGGCTGGGCGCAGATAATCGCTGACCAGCATATCCCAAGCGCGGCGGTCACACTCTGCCTTGGACGTGCGGCCTTTGAATTCGGGCAAAAGTACCGCAAGCCAATCGCTGCGCCGTTCACCTGCAATCAGGTCAAGCCAGCGATACAAGGTGCGGATCGGTGTGCCGGTTTTTGCCTCAACCAGAACCATGGCATAGCTGTCCGGTTGGGTTTCGCGCAGCTTCACCAATTGGTGGATAATCTCCAGGCGCGCCTCCGCCTTTTCGCGACTACCAGCGGGCGCGGTCTGATACCGATACCAAAGCGACTGCGACCGCAGATCAGCGCGTTCATCCACCTCATGCTCGGCAATTTCTGCGATCATGGCAGCGTTGATGATGTGGGCCTGCACAAGGGCTGGCAGAAGGGTGTAATGGTATTCCTTGCGGACACCGCCGTTGCCATTCACTTCACGACAACGGTTCGGATCCAAGTTCCAACGGCCATCTTCAGCAAAGCGAAGCATGCCGCGTTTGTCTTTGGGAAGTGACACATGGTTCAACGCCACCAGATCCGCTATGGAATACCACTCATTCATGCCTGTTCTCCGATCTCCCGCAAGAACTCGTCACGCCACCCCTTTTTGCCTTCTCCCCACAGCTTGCCCATCTGCTGGAGCCACTTTTCTTTTGGGGAAAGCTCGTCTTTGGGCCGTTGATCACCAACCGCTGCGCGCCATTCACTCACCGACTTGAACGCCTCACCAGCAAGCGCCTCTGCGCAGGCTTCGCGGTGATCAGGTTCCAGTTTGCAAAGGGCCTTGAGCTGCGAGGCGTTGTCCGCAATTTGGCTCGACGCCAACATGGTCAGCGCCTCTTCGCCAAGCGCATCAAAGATTGCCACATCGTCATAGATGCTGCGTTGCGACCTTCCGGTTTTTTGCGCCAAGATCTCGTCTGGTCTGGCAAGTTGCAAAGTTTGCAACTTGCCTCCTGTGTGTTGATTTCCACGATCCCCGCCGTGTTTCAGTTCGGGATGCGCCGTGCGAAACGACTGCACCCAGAGACCCACAGATTTGATACGCTCAATAGCCGACAGATCGGTGCGAAACACGTTCTCTTCGATCTCAAGGATCTCGGCTTCATCATCGGTCAGTTCACGCACAAAGGACCGGATCGTTTCGCGGTCAAGGATTTCGTGAGCCCGCAGGCGGTGGCGACCGGCCACCAGTTCATAACGGCCATGATCAGATGGGCGCAGGGTGATCGCATTGATCAAGCCGTTCTTCCCAATTGCAAGCGCAAGCTGTTGCGCCGCACCCTCGTCCAGTTCGCGTAGGCGTTCCGTTACATCAATCAGATCAAGGCTGATTTCGGCCTCATAACCTCCTGGAAGATCCCTCATTTCAGCGCCTCCAAACTGAAATAGATGATGGCCCAGACACCTACAGCCCAGATGAACCAGAACAGAGCCACAGCCAGCGTCTGATAAAGTCGGTGCCAGATCGGACGCTCTTCGGTCAGATCGTGGTAGATTGAACGCTGATCTGGTCCGATCTTGATCTTCTCCAAATAGGCGTCCGACCCAGCACCTTCACCGCCCATCGGGTGTTCCGTGAGTGTCGGGCGGGAATGAGAGTAGGTGCGAAATTCTTTCGTCAGCGCCTCGATTTTGCGGATGATTTCCAAGTCCTCTTGGCGCTGTTTGTTGCGCGCAACAGTTGCCGCAAGACGCACTCGCCGATCACGATCTAGGCGCTCCTGGGCTTTAGCTTCATCAGTCATATTGTGGGGCGTTGTAAAAGCCCCCGAAGGCGACGAGGTGCCTCCTTCGGGGGAAGTGGCCCGGCTCTGGTCCCCTGTAGGCGTGGGGTGAGGCAGGTTTGCCGGGCAGGTGGTATTCGTAGGCGGCTCCATCGGGCCTTCGCCGGTCAGGATCCAGTGCAGGTTCAATTCAAGCTCTTCACCGATTGCGCAGAGCGTTGAAAACTTGGGCTCAGAGCGTTCATTGATCCAATTATTGAGATTACGGGTATGTGTCCCCAAATCCGCCGCGAGCATAGGATCAGTCAGCCCTTGAGTGTTCATTTCGGAGCGGATGCGCTCACCAAAACCTTGTTTCATCACGATGCCTTCTTGAACTGTTCAGCCTGCTCAAAAAGGCGGTGTTGATACATCGCCAGAACGCTTTCACGACCGGCATCATCGATCAGCTTTTCCAGCATCTCTTTACTGCGGGGGCCAGCATTCAAACCATAGGTGTAGGTGCGCACCGTGGGGGACGTGATGCCATTCTCTTTACACCAGTCTTCCAGCTTCACACCGCGCCCCTTCAGGGCGCCCATAATGGCTTGATGAAGCCATTCGCCAGGGGAGGGGTTTCGGACATGTTTGCGCAT